CCGCCATCTTCTTTTCCAGCGCCTGCATCAGACGTGTCTCCACATCCGGCGGGATCGGATACGGGTCCATGCCTTTATAGATCTGTATGGTTTTCCTGGTGGTGTCGGCGATTACCCAGCAATTCGGGCACTCCGTGATGTGCCGCTCCAGCTTGGCCCGAACTTCCGCATCCAGACATTCGTCCAGGTAGTCGGTCAACTCGTTCAGAAAGTCTTTACAGGTAAGCAAAGGCGTCGTCCCCCTTGCGTTTGAAGAAACGCGTCAGCTTTTCGCGCAACTGCAACCGAGCCCGCAACAGCCTGCTTTTCACGGCCGGCACGGAGAGGCCAAGAACGTCCGCCGTCTCCTCCGTCGAAAGCTCGTCGATGTCGCGCAATACAAAAACCGAGCGGTACGGCGGCTCGAGGCTCTGAATCGCCGAATCCAGGATGCCGCTAAGCTCCTCCCGCGAAAAGCGCTGCTCCGGGTCCTCACCCCAGGCCGCGATTTCCCGTACTACGGTGTCTTCGCCGGTATCGATGGTCTCATCGAGCGAAACCGACCGGTCGGTTTTCCGGCGGCGCAGTTTCATCAGCGCCTGGTTGACCGCAATGCGCACAATCCAGGTGTAGAACTTCGAGTTGCCCTGAAACTGGTCCAGGTGCTCGTAGGCCTTCATGAACGTCTCTTGCAGAACATCTTCCGCATCCTCGCGGTTCTGCGTCACGTGCTGGGCCAGCCGGAAAATCTTACCTTCGTAATGCTTCACCAACTCGCCGAAGGCCCGAGTATTGCCTTCACGGGCCTGCGCCACCAGCGTAGTTTCGTCGATCCCGGCTTGACTGGAGACGGTCATAAGCCTTTGTTCATGATAGCGCAGCCCCGTTCTCGACGCGCCGCGCCCTGGCCCGCTCGCGCCGCCACTTCAGCACGCCGAGAGCAAAGAGTCCCTCTGCGCCGGCACGTTGCTGTCAAGGAACTTGGTCTGCCGACGCCAGGTTCATCTCCGCTCACAACGCCAGCAGGGGCTGATATCCGCTGCCGCCTTGATAGGTCGGATTGTGCTTCGGTGAGCGGGGGGGGGGCGACTAGGCGGGCGTGGGCGCAGCGCCTTTTTGGTAGAATGAAGGCTCACGCTGTGGCGCTATCGTCTAACGGTTAGGACGGAGCCCTCTCAAGGCTTAAATACGGGTTCGATTCCCGTTAGCGCTACCAAATAACCTTTTGAAATCAACCACATAAACCAATCAAACACCCCGCGCGCTAAGACGCGCTAAGATCATTTAGGAAAGGCTGGAATCAATGCGGCAGGGCGTACTGCTGAGCGAGGATGTCATTCGCCTGCACCTGAGCGACTTGGTAGAACACCTTCGGGCATCTCGGATCGATCAAACTGAGATGCTGCTTGACGCTCTCGCCTTCGAGCGCCTCACCCTGCCGATTGCTAGGGATACCGCCCGTTCGTTCGGGTATGAGCGAGTCCATGAGACGGCTACACACGTCTCCGCTTCCGAACGCGCCGTCAGGCGACATGAGCAAACCCGCGCCCTGTCAGAAGCAGAGCAGGCACTCGCTCGGTGGACGATGCCGAACAGCAAATAGGCTTCGTCTCTCGACCTTCGCCACGCGGGTTATTGAGTAGATTTCGTGGCGTCCGGCCGGTTCTTCCGCTGGTACTCAATCCACTTCTGAACCGCCTCATCGTCTTGACCGTGAATAGCGTGTGCGTACACGTCCGCTGTCACCCTCACAGACGAATGGCCCAACCGTTGGGAGACCACCGGGAGGGGTACTCCGTTGGCGAGCATGTGTGAACCGTGGGAGTGCCTGAGAAGGTGGAGCGCGGCGCCCTTTGGCTTCTGGATCTTGAGGCGCTTAAAAAGAGCCGAGACAGTAGCGGAAACGGAATCCGGCCGGAGCGGCGTTCCATCGGGGTTCGCAAAGATGAGGTCAAGGTCCGCGCGGTAGTCCGCTCCGTATTGTTTCCGGTACGCGGCTTGCTTCTGACGGTGAACCTCTAGCGAGGCGATGGTTTCGGGTGGCAGACCGAGCACCCGAATTTCCTCAGTCTTAGTGGCCTTGAACTCCAAAACGTCATGTACCCTTTGCTCTTTCCCGTCCGGGGTCTCCACAGTTCGGAACGTCTGGCAAAGGGAACGCCCGATTACAACTCGGCCGTCCTCGATATCGGACCATCGAAGCGCGAGCACCTCGCCACGGCGTGCGCCGGTTGCGGCGTCCATCTCAAGGAATATCGAAAGGCACCAAGGCCCGCTGGCGGCTTGGATTAAGAGATCCTGTTGAGTTGTGGTGAGCGCCAAGCCCTTATGCTTTTGGATTTTCGGAGGTTCACTGAACGTACACGGGTTCGCCGTAACCAGTCCCCATCGGATAGCGCGTCCGAGCGCCGAGGAAACCACGCCGGCAATGTTGCGAACGGTCTTCGCGCTCATCGGCCGCGGCTTCTTATCCTTGCGCGTGTGACCACCCGAGGCTGATAGTCGTTTCCATTCGCGGTTGAGGTGTAGCGGGGTAATTTCGGAGAGCGTCATTCCCGTAAGCTCGGGAGACAAGTACGACGCGCACTCGCGGTAACGCTCGATGGTCTTTGGTGCGAGATTCTCTTGGGCATGTTGCCGCATGAACTCCAACAGGAGAGCGGCGAGTGTTTTGGGAAGATCGGATACGACCGTTACCGTTCCGGCTTTTGCAAGCTCGTACTTCTGTTGTTCGTCGATGCGCCGAGCGGCTTCCGCATCAATCGCCTCTTTTTTCGATGCAAACCCGGATTCCGTGATTTGGTTCTGACTCTCGCGGGTGGCTCCAGGCCCGCTGAATACGAAAGACCACACCACCGCGCCCGATTTGTACTTGCGCTTATAGACTGGCATTCTTCGCGTCCCCCGGTTTCGGCCGCTTTGGGCATTTGGTAAAGTGCGCGCGCATTTCGCTTGCGGTGAGTTTCGCTCCGCAACCCCAACCACACGGCATTTTGACGCCTTCTGGACGCCCGCCTGGATGCTTGGGTCTATGTTTCATTGCCACGTCCTAGATTCTGACAGAAACTATAGTTTATGTCAAGAACTATTATGCGCCCATCACCGGAGCGCCCTGCGCTCCCGTACCGCACGTGCGCTCCCATTGCTCGTATGCTTGCCTGGTGACAAGCCAGTTCCGGCCGATTCGGATTCCCGGTAGGATGCCCTTTTCCAGCATTCCGTAAACAGCCATCTTGCCGATATCCAAACGCTCTGCGATTTCTCGAATAGACAGACGGTTTCTCATCAAATCGACTCCAAACGAAAATGAAGCGGGCGCCGCACACGAAGGCGGCGCCCGCTGTAGCAGTGGAACGAGTCGGCCATGAACGGCGCGATGGGACGCGCCCCAACCCATGAGCCTTGGATGTGGCTGGACAATTCAAAAGGGACCGCGGCCCGGACCAAGGAGGCGAGATCCGGCGCGGTCCCCGTTCCCGCGCGGGCGTAGGCCAACACGCGCGGAAAATCAACCCGCATACCGGCCGGATCTATCTGCCGGACCGCTTAGGCGTTCTCTTGGCGCGCTCCGCTTGCACGCGCGCGCTGTTTCTCACCGCAGCGTCGTGCGCCGCCTCGATAGCGCGCGCCGTGCGGTTAGCCGCCCCGAGGTCCGCCCCGCGAGCATCGATATGGTAGGTATACGAACCGCCACCCATCTTGTGCGCGGGGGTGATCGTTCCCGCGGTGCGCGGCCGGAATAACTCAGGCTCGCCGCCATCCCCCACGATGTAGCCGTGGCCGGGGTCCACGTCGCCGCCTTCGGCCATCGCGCCACCGTAGGAGATGGAACTGGTAACGCTCTCGCCGCCCCCGCCTCCTCCCGAGAACAGTTTCCCTAGCAGGCCCGCAAGAGCGCCCGCGCCGGATTTGACCAAGCCGCCAAGCGCCGCGAGCGGACTCTTTCCAGCGTCGGTGTTTCCGTCATCTCCGGGCGATCCACTGTCCGATACTTGAGATCCCGCACCCGCGCCGCCGTCCTTCTTTCCTTTCACGATCACATAGAACGGGTGCGCGTCCGATCCGTCCGCCTTTCCGGCCGGCATACCGACGTGAAACACCTTTTGACCCAGTTCGCCGAGTCCTTTTTGCATCGCGGACTTGACGCTCTCCTTAACCATGTCCTGCCCGAGGCCCTCAAACATCTTGCCGAAACTGGTCTTCTGCCCGGTGAGCAACTTTGCGAACTGGTCGGAGGTCTTATCGAGCGCCGAATTTAGGCTGTCGTAAACGATATCGGCCGCGCTCTTGGCGTCCTCCTGCATTTCCAGGAAGAAAGCCTTCATGCCGTCCCGTGCGCCCTTCAGTTTCAACTCTTGCTGTACGGCGATTTTCAGACGCTCATTCTCCAGGTCCCGGAGTGCTATCTCGATTTCCAGCGTGTCGCCGTGGTCCTTCTTTTGCTGTTCGAGCGCGCCCTCTATCTGGTCGAGGTGCGCCGCCTGGTCGCTGTACACCGTGACCAGTTTCCCGGCCTCTTCGGTGATGGCGCGTTGATGCTCGGCTTCATCGAGCGCCCGTTGCGCGGACACTTCATCCGCGCTCGCCCCGCCGTGCGCCATTTCGGCGTACTTGTTTTCGTTCGCCGCTTTTCGCTGTGCCTCAGCCCCAGAGAACACCGCCGCGGTAAGCCTCTGGGTGGCCGCTATGCGCTCGTTGAGCTTTGCCAGGGTCTCAGCATCCACGTTGGCTCGCGTTGCGTTGTAGAGGTCTATTTCGGCCTGAATAAGCACCTTAGCCGACGCCGCGTCGTTGTCCTCGGAAATCTGCTTGATCTTGTGGGCAAGCGTGGCCTGCCGGACGGCCTCCGCGCCCTGCGCCTGCACGGCCGCGAGTTGCTTTTCGAGTTCGATTTGTTCGCCGAGCTTCTCCACCGCGCCGGCCGTCTGGTCACCGTGCGAGGCGTCGTACGCGGCGCCGTACCCGGCCCGGAGCTTTGCCGCATCGCCAGCGAAGGCCGGGTCGGCATAGTGCTCCTTCATCGCCCCCATCACTTGGGTTTCTACATTGGCCTGCCTGGTGGCCTCGTATCCTTTGCCGATTGCGGCCGTCAGCATCTCCTGTGAACGGATGCGGTCGTTCGTGGCCGTGGTCGTTGATTCGAGTTGAGCTTTCCACGTGGCCTCGGCCTCGGCGGACGCGATGGCCTGTTCTACCGCCGTGATCTGCGCCTCTTGGTCGGCGCTCAGTTGGGTATGGTGCTTTTCGAGGGACTTGTTAACCTCCTCGATGGCCTTTTGCGCTTCACCGAAGGCTTTAGCGATGGTTTGCGCCGCCTCCGGCTGGCCGATAGCCGCGAGCTTCGCCTTCACCCCGTCCAACTGCGTACCAAGGGCCTTCATCCGGTCCTCGAATGGCCGGTCCTGTTGGGCGTTCTCGTTCGCTGTGGTGAGTTCGTCCTTACGGCTGGTAAGCGCCGCGTTCGTGCCCGTGAGGGACACGCTATCGCTCTCATATCCCAATTGGCGCAGAATGCCCTTTAACGTCGGGATACGAGAGGACTGATCGGTCGCTATGTTCTCTACCTGCGCGAAGGCATCATAGGGGTCGAGGTTGTGTTCCTTGCGAAAGGCGGTACGGTCCGCGAGCGTGGATTTCCCTTGATGTATCCGCTGGTCGCGCTCGCTCTTGGCGAGCATCTCGTTGACCTTGGCAATCTCGCTGCGGTACGCCTCCAAAAGGCGCGTGTTCAGTTCGGTCTGCGCGGCGTCCTTCGCCTTCGCGTCCGTGGCCTCACGGATCTTCTGGTTTCCCTCATCGGTGATGCCCTCTATCTTCCCGATGAACCCCTCGTGTCCGGTATCGCCGCCGAATTCGGACTTGAGGTCGCCCGTCCCCGCCTCGCCGGCCATCTTCCGCCAGAAGCCGACGTTCTCCTCTTTAAGTAACTTAGCGAGGTTGGCGAGGTCCTTTTCGAGAGAGTCGGCCAGCTTATCGGCCGATACGCGCGCCTCGTCCAACGCCAACTTTAGGCTGTTCTGCCGCTTACCCTCCAACTTCGCTATGTCGTTCGCGAGGCGATCATTCGCGACCTGTAGTTCATCGTTCGTCAGGCTCAGCGGTTCATTCAGCGCGCGGAACGCCCCGCCGATCTTCGCCGGGGCTTCCTGTATGTCTTTGAAAAAGTCTCTGACCTTGGTGGCTAGGGTCGCCACCATCCCGATAGCGGCTGTGACAGTGAACGCCGCAAAGGCGCCTTGAACGACCTTGCCGAGGCCCAGTGTGTTGACGAGTAATTGGCTTACCGCGCGGGTGTTATTGCCGATGTTCCCCTCAAGGATCTTCATCTCCATCGCGGCCTGTTTGGCAGACCCCGCCCCGGCGCTACCAAACGACTTCAACCCCGCCTTACCCTTCTCCAGGTCCACGAGCATCTTAGCCGTGCCGGCGTTTACGTCAATCGAAATGACCGCGGCTTTTCTCGCCATAAGTTATTCCTTTCCGCCTCCCCGGATTTCCGCCATTAGGAACCGCTCTCCAGGTGAAGTCCCTCCAGGTAGGTCTCCACGGAGTTCTCCAGATCGTGAGCCAAGCCACGAGCCAATTTAGCGAGTTCGGCGTTTTCGCGCCTGAGTTTTGAAATCTCCCTATGTAGCACCGCGGCTTCGATGGCTTCGAGACAAGCGCCGACCGTGAAGACCAACGCGAGCTTCCACCCCAAGAACAACCACCCCGCCAAAGCGAGAATGCAAATAGTCATTTCGTTCAGTCCTCTTTCGTGCGTTTAAACGCGCTGTACTGCCGTGCGGTAAAAAGCGCGCCGATAACAGGGCGCGCGCCAAAACCCATTCAAGAGTGATTGAGTTCGGCAGGGCGCCCAAGTCGTTAAGCACCCGAAGTCGTGTGGCCCCGCCGATATCGGACGGATAGGCCGGATAACTGTAAAGGGCGCGCGTGGGTCTGGGGATGGCCCCCGCGCGCCCAACGCGAGCGCCTGGGATTCGCTCGCGAAGTCGTCAAACCTGGTAGAACTTGGTTGTACTCCCCCCGCTTTGTCCTCAATCAGCCCTTCGCCACCATCGCCAAGTGGACACTTCAGCGTGACGGTTGCTTGCGAGAACACCCAAGCGTGGTGGATACATCAAGCGCCGGTATGCAAAGGGTTGCGGATACCTTGACGCGTGGTTCACGGCGCCTGAAAACCGCCGAAATTGTGTACACCCGGCGCGGGTTGTCGTTTAAACGCTAACCTGGTAACAATTTGGTAACTTGGTCACACGCGCGCAGCACGCTGGCACGGTCTAGAAAGGGCAGGTTCCCAGAGATTTTAGTACCCCTCCCCCCTATGGGTCCTCGTAACGCGCTGATATCCGGGTCGGTACCGAGCGTCTAGAATGCCCTGACGTTGATGGCCGTCCGCCCGCGCTCATGCCAACCCTCGTCGTACTCCACCGGAGCGCCGGGGATGAGGGTCTTGAACCCTTCTTCTGTCTCAATGTCGGTCCAGTGGACAAAGATACTGCGGCCTGATTCTTCCTCGATAAACCCGAATCCCCGTTGCCTGTCGAACTTTCGCACGGTTCCAACCATTCGATATCCTCCTGTACTGGACGGCATGGAGCAGCGGGTGGACTAGGTCCGCCGCTCCACACCTCCGACTCCCCGCCAAGCGTTGACCTGGAAGCCGAACTCTACGAATGCTGCTTAAACCGTGTACCCTTGGGCGCGCCGCTCAGTCAACCAAGCCTGATCGGTTCCCCACGCCGAAACGGGCGCGAATCCGATACCGCCAATCGTCGCCTGGTCAAAGCCGCCGCGCGTTACCTCGGCAAGAACCTTGCCGTCCTCTGATGCGACCTCCTGGAGTTCACGGAGCGCCGCGGCCGTTCGCTCGATAAGCGGTAGCCGTACAACCTTGAGCGCCTTTTGTACTTCGCTGGTCACCTTCCCCCGAAGCTCGCGTACGGTACTGGACTGTAGCAACACGGAGGACGCCACAACGGCGAGTCCTCGCCGTGCTCTCGAAAGACTTTCGGATATGGTGTCGGTAGCGAGTTTCCCCGTTTCCAATAGGTCCCGCGCACGGGCGCCGGATGCATCCCGGCCCGCGTTCAGATCCGCGGTCAGTTGGTTGATTTCGGCCTGAATGGCGCCGTGCTGCGCGCCCAATTCACTGAGCCTCTTCGTTGCCGCGTTGAGCGCCGGCAAACTTGGCGCGGTTTCGATAACCCGCCTCACCTCTGCCGCGATGTCGGTCGTCTGCGTTGTCTTCGCCATATTCCCCCCTGTTTAGTAGGTGACACCCTGCAACACCGCGACTGCCTCCGCGTGCTTCAAGGCCAAGTCGCTTTGCACCACCAGGCGCATGACGGTCTGGTCAACCGAGAAGGCTTGGACCGTGTTACCGCCCGAGTCCTTGTACGATGCTGCGGTGGCCGCGTCGATGAGAATCGGATACTCCCCTATCACCACTTCGCCGTAATCGGCCAAGATGATTTCGGTTTCGTTCCCGCCCGTTGCGGTCGTTAGATTCGTGGGCATCGCGGTCGTCGCCACGTAGGGAAACCCGCGGAGTTTTCCGCCGCCGGCCTCGGTCATTTCGGGAAAGATGCGATGTCCGTCAGTGCTGCGAAGGTTCTTGAGGTATTGCTCGGTACGGGTGGACATTATCCAGCCAGGCCGCAGCATCGGAATACCGGCCCCGATAAGCGCGGCTTCCATGCCCGACAGGTCCGCGTCGATCTCGGAGAAAGTGTTGCCGGTCGAACTGAACACGTTCGCCGCTAACGCCCAATTGCGCAGTCCCCGCGGGACGTATGCCGTACCGTCTCCGCGAATGAATGCAGCGTCCTCAACCACGGCCGCGGCGCCGGTCAGATCTTCGCTAACGATCTTGTCGGCCGCGGGGTTCGCATACCGCATAAGGGTATTGGAAATCGGCACGATAGCCGCCAGCTTGCGAGCGGTCAGACTCACGCTCCCAAACGACGGCTGAACCTGCACCACTTGGGCATTCTCGCCGATGTACTGGACAGTGGCGCCAACGGTGATCTTCGGATACGTGAGGTTCCCGTGTCCCATGGGAACGACAATCGGATTAAGCCGCCGAACGGCCACGCGAGCGCGCAGCACGGCGACAACCTCTCCGCTCCACCCTTCCGGTACGGCGTACCCGCCCGCCGTGGCAACTCCCGCCGATAGGGCGCGCGCCAAGTCGGAGTCTTGCAGATTAGCGTATGCTACTGCTGCGCTCAGATTTCCCCGGCCTACATGGAGCGCCCTCACTGCGTCGATGAAACGCTTTCCGCCTCGGGACTCGTTGGCCTCGTCAATGGTGGTCATGTTGATTGAGCAGGCCCTTTCGATTGTTCTGTCGATGGCCTGCGCCTTAAAGGACAAGCCTTCGAGGTCCGTCTCTTCGGACGGACGAATGGCCCGCCCCTCGTTAACCGCCCGCTCAATGATCGTGCGGTACGTGTTGCGCAGGGCGTTTCTCTTGTCCTGTAGCACCTTGATACTGTCCACTTGTTTCTCCTGTTGGTTGACTGTTTGTTAAGGCGTCCTCAATTGCTTTCACCGGGTAGGGACGCGGGTTGCAGACCCGATACCTGCGAACGTTGCGCGTATCCCCTTAGAGGCCGCGTTCTAGTTGAACTTGCTTAAGGAGGCGCAAGCGCCGCTCGTTACCATCGGGCGACCCGACCGCACTGCGCGGCGTGTAGTCTGGCGCATTGCGGGCCTGTTTGGTGAGTTTTCCGCGCGCCTGTATTGAGGTTCCCGTATACGCTGGATCGGAAACTACGGACACGCGCCGTACGAGGATCTTGGAAAGAGTGTGTACCTGCTCTCCGTTCTCCTCGGTGATCTGTTGCCCGCCCGGTAACACCCGAAAGGCGAATGACCCCTGAGAAATATCGCCGCGTCGAATGGATACCAACAGGTCAGTTGCCCAAACCGTGTCGGGCGCCTCTACTTCCATGCGGACGCCCGTGCTATCGATGGTGAGTTTCAACGTCCCCGCTGCGCGGCGGCCGAGGATGAAGTCGGGATTGTGGTTTAGGTCCGCGCGCACGTCCTCATCGAACTGAACCGCCGTGGGGAGTATGCGCTCACGGAACCCTCCCAAATCTTGGGATAGCGCGTTGAAAATGATCGGGTAGCCGGAAATCTTGCGCCCGTCGCCCGTGGAACGGACCGCCCCTTTGAAAGAGCGAACCTCATCGCCAGATTTGGTGTCGGGAACCGAACGGTACCCGCCAGTGCTTCTCGGTGTAGAAATCATAAGTCGCCTTCCGATACGCGATGTGTCCCGCTCGAAACCGTCAGCGCAACTCCGCAGCGCCACGGCGGGAATCAGCCCGCGCGCCTCAAGGCCCTTCCGCGTCAAGCGGACCGTGGAAACGTTTATACCCAGGCGGTCCGCGAGTAAGTGATCGCTGAATCGCAACATCGCGGAGTCGGTTACGAGCGCGTTCTCTAAAGCATCGCGGTTCATTGCAGCCTTTCAAATCCTTGCCGGCCTTTGGGCCTTGCGTGCCCCATGATGCCCCGATCCACATGGGAGATAGCTCACAGGTGGCTACCGTTCCGCCGTTCAATCCTGCGCGCCCTGAGCGAAAGCACGGGGCATCACAGAGAATGAATCGAAGTGTTTCTTCTGGAACGGAACGCGCGCCCGGCAGATTCAACGAGCCGGTTTGGGCCACCGCTTATCCGGCTGCGTTAAGAGTCTTCGGAGTGTATTAAAGACTTATCTATTCCCGGTCGGATATACGCCTGTAGATATCCGACTTTAGAAAACATTCGGTTATCCCTGTTGCTTATCCGAAACGGATATCCGAAGTGAAACACGGTTCGGTTATCCCTGTTGGTTATCCGCCGCCTTGAGCAACGGGTTTCCACCCTTACGACCGTTGGCCCGGTTGGCCGCGCGGCGCCGAAGTTCCGGTGAGTACAGCAGCCCCGATGCGTCACGCGGGAACATTCCGAACTTCTCAAGTTCCGCAAGGCAGACGACGTACTCCTGTTCGGATACGCCTATCCGCGCCATAACCAACTCCCGTGGAAAGCCCAAGACCCCGCCAGCCTGATCCATAACCGCTAAGAGGTCCGCGTACAACCCGCGAGCCGCAAGCGATAGTTGACGGATCTTGAGGTTTCCAAGCCAGTCGTTTGAGTCACGCAACATGGACGCCCTCCAGTTCGCACGGCCGGACCTCGGGTTGGCTGCACGCGGCACAACATCCCGCCACCTGTAGCAGCTTCCACTCCCCGCAAGAGGGACACGGACCGCGGGCGATTGATCCGGCCTCGCGCATTGGCGCTTCGGTATCGCCACGCCGGCCGCTTCGCTTGCGTTTAAACGGCGTCATACGGACGGCCGCTCTGCTGGTGCGTCTACTTCCACGGTCGCCGTATTAGCGAACGCCGCCACCGCGTCTGCTGGATATCGGTAACGCTTCCCGACGCGTACGGCAGGCAAGTCCTTAACAATCAGTCGCGCGGTCTTTTCGGAAACGCCGAGACGGCGCGCGGTTTCTGCAAGAGTCAAGAGCATAACGTTTTCATCCGTTTTGGGTAGGGTGTGAATTTCCCTGAACTTCCCTCTATCTATGTATGCAACTGAGATTCGCCGTTTATGCAGGCCCGCAGAGATTTCTTTGCGGATTTCAAGATCCTGGACACCGTGGCCTGATCGACTCCCAATTCGGCCGCGATTTGTGCTTGAGAGGCGTTACCCCAAAAGTGCAGCATCACAACGCGGTATTCACGCGGCGGTAGCGCCGCGAGTGTGCCGTATATGTCCGGTCTCGCCTGCGGTTCCGGTTCCCGGTCCACCTCCACATCCGGCATTTCGGAGCGCCCCCGGTTGCGCACACTAAGCGCCTTAAGTTCGTTCAGCACGGCCCCGCGCACGGTCTTGTAAGCGAACGCCCCGAACGGGCACGTCCCGTCCTGGAACTTGGCCGCGGCTTCAACGAGAGCCATCTGCGCCACGTCTTCGAGGTCCGAACGGTCAACCCATGGCTTTACGCCCTCCGCTATCACCCGGCCCACCACCCGGCTAACGATGGACAAATGATCTTCGAGACACACGTCTACTGCGCTTGATTTCTGCATGGGGTTCCGACATGAGCGCGCCAGCCTTCGGTTATTACGCCAGCACGCCTCTATTGTGCTATCCGAGATTCAGTTGCGTCGGGGAATGGTCCAATGTTTTTGCACTCGCACCGTAAGGGTACATATCGAGTTTCGCCTTCGTCTATTGAAAACCCGGTTATCCGAATCCCGCCTCATTCACTATAAGGGCGAGGCGGAAACCTTTGCCCCGAATGGCGCAGCCCATTTCCCCGGTGATCCGCGCGGACCGCGCCGCCGTATTCTTCCCCTTGGGAACCGCGCCGGATTGCACCACGGGGAGCTACGCGCACGCTGTAGGCGGAATAGAACTACCCGGCGCAGCCCAAAACAGTTAAGGCCCCGGCTGTAGCTTGCAGCCAGGGCCTTAAACTGAAACCCGCGAGGTTCTTCAAAACCCCGTGGGGTGTCACGCCCCAACGCCCATCCGTTCCCGAGCCGTTATACCCGGTTGTTTCAGGATGGGTGCTTGGCGCAACTGGTCGTTTAAACGCCTCGCGAAACGAACGCGTCCCGGAAGTTGTCGGCAAGGATATCAATGTCGGCATCGAGCACGGGAGTGTCAAGACAAAACTTCCCCGGTTCCACCGATCCGCCACTGTCGGGGTCCGATCTGGTCTCGAAATCGCGTAACATCGCAACCACCGACGCGAACCGCGCGACCACCTCCGCTAACTCAGCCTGCGTGATTGGTGGCTTCATGACGATGGGAGGCTTAACGATAGGCGCCGGTTCTGGCGTTACGGTGAGCGCCCCCGCCTGTCCGCTGTGCCAACTATGGCCGGAATCCTGAACAGACAACGTCTCAAGTGCCCAACGCAGTTCCGCTCTGGAGTAGTTGCCGCGATCCGCTACGATCCGCTTTGCGTCCTCTACCAGGCACGCCCACCGCTCCGCGCTCGACTTCGGCCGAGCAAGGGAGTTCCGCCGATCCGCCGCCATTCTCATATTCCTGTCCTCTCTTCCTGATTCTTCTGGTCGGACTGGCCTGCCACCTTCCGCGCCTTGCGTGCATCGACACCTTTTCGGCTGGCCTCCGCTAGACGTTCCGGGTCGAATTTAGCAAAGCCCTTTGGGACGCGCGCCCGACCACCAAGGCGCCCCAAGGCGACGGCCGCGGGGTTCTTTTTACTCCTCATTGTCCTTCCATAAACGATAGTGGTTGCGGGAGCGCGAGATTCTCATCTTTTTTTTGGAAAACGGAGGGTTCTACTGAGCATCAATGGATTTCACGACGGTGTAGCAGGATTCCGGGCGCGCGATGCCACCGCCCCGACCTGATGCCGCGGGCTTGCTCGGAAAGTCGGTTTGTGCTCCATTGGAATCATGCGCGATAGGCCTACCCGGCGTTGCCGCGACTGCGACAAATACGAGAGCCAACACAATTTCTGCCGAATGTGCGGATTTGAGTTTCGGCCTGGTTACGCGCGAAGGGTTAAGTCGGCCGCGGCGTACCACGTCAACGAGAAGTGTTGCGGGAACTGTGGCGAACCGATCAAGGAGTGCAAGTGCTGATCTTGTGGTGGGTCCGCGCGGTTCGCGCGCTAAGATCGCGCTAAGACAACGGCCCGCGAGGGTGGGAGCCTGGATTGACGAATGGACCAATCGAACGAAGAATCAACCAGATAGCACGTGGTAGGATGGTTCAGGACGGCGCTATACACCTTCGATTCCCGTTAGCGCTACCATGTTTTCTATCACTTACGGGGAATGCGCTGCCACGCGCTGCCACCGGCGGGAGCCCAGAGAAATTCATTGCACATCCCCCGCCTGTTTTGCAGGCGCATTCTGGCGTTGGAATTCCTCCCACTTTTGAGCGGCCTCCTGGTCCTGGCCGGTGATCATGTGCGCGTAGATTTCCTGCGTCGTCCGGATCGAGCTGTGACCCAGGCGCGCCGACACCGCCGGTAACGGTACGCCACTGGCCAACAGGTGCGAGGTATGCGTGTGACGCAGGAGATGCAACGCGGCGCCTTTGGGCTTTGGAATCTTCAGTCGCTTGAATAAGGCCGAGACCGAAGCCGATACGGAATCGGG